CTCGCCCGAGTAGCCCAGCGGAAGAGGCAAGCGATTTAAAATCGCTTCAGGGTGGGTTCGAATCCCACCTCGGGTATTATCTGATTTTAAATGGCAGCACAACGCAAGAAGCACACGGAAGCTCAACTGAGCGGTATTCGCGCATATCATCACAATAAATCATGTCCGTCGTGTAACGGCAATAAATATACAGTCGTAGAAAGTCGCAAGACTTTTGATGCGACTCGAAGAAGGTACAAGTGTCACGATTGTGATTATCGTCAAACTATGTACGAGATTTCTTCAGAGAGCTTTGAAGAGCTGAGGAGTCTTAGATCGAAGTTGCGTACTATTAAAGACGCACTTGCAGATTTTGATATAGTACTCATGGACGCTCCTTCGCCATGTAGCGTACCTCTTACTTACGACACTATCCCCTGTTTAGACTGTGTTCACTTAACGCCCAACGGCTGCTCTTTTGATATTCCTGAAGCACAGACGGAAGAAGCTAGAGGTTGTAATTTATTTCAGGCGATTGTCTGATAGTATGCTGGCATAAGCCGCGCTACAGATGGCAGCCTCAATTCCAGTATTAGGCACTGCGATAGTTAATAATCCTTATTGGCTACACAGGCTCTTTATGAGCATCGACTATCCGGTCGACAATTTTTTTGTCATAAACAACAACGGCCGTGGGCAAATTACGGACGCGGTCGAAAACGTTCGAAGTTTGTCTAATCCGTTCGTAAAGAAAGTTCACGTCACCCATATGCCCGCAAATGTCGGGTGCTCTGGAGCCTGGAATTTAATTATTAAGTGCTTCATGAAAGCACCTTACTGGGTTGTCTCAAATCATGATGTGATGTTTGAGCCCGGTTTTTTACAGGAGATGAACGCTAAGGCTCAGGATCCGGAGGTGGCTACGGTTCACGGTTCTGGAGGTGGTTGGGATATTTTCCTTCTTAAGGACTGGGTTGTGAATAAATACGGTTTGTTTGACGAGAATTTATACCCTGGTTACTGTGAAGATATGGATTATGGTATGCGTTTTATTCACGATGATTTAAAACGTGTTTTGACGTTAGATCATGATTATTACCACGGAACTAAGAAGGATTACTCAGATGGATCTCAAACATGGCGATCAGAACCAAACCTTCAGACAGCTGTTCATGTCGCACACGAGCTCAACAAACGTTATTTACACATGAAGTGGGGAGAAGCGTGGCAAGCTCATGTCGAAGGAGAGACACATAAGACACCTTTTAATGTTTCTGAACTTCCCATCGACTTTACAACTTACGATTTAGAGTTCGTTCGCCGCAAGCATTTAGGTTTCTGACATGGACGTTCGTCACGTTATTTCTTCAATGTGTTTGTCCGTTGATGATGATCCGGCGGCACAAAACTTTTTGCACTGGCCTTTAGTGTGTAAAGCGGTTTTATACGCGTCTAAAGTTCGTTTAGATGTTGATAATCCTTTTGCGAATGCTTTCCCAGGCGACCACTATCGTCTGATTTCTGGACTGCTTTCTGTTCTTGATAATGAAGGAGGTGTTCGTAATATCGTAGATATCGGTACACACTACGGTACTGGAACACGTGTAATGCTTGACTTTGCGCCCGATGCAAAAGTCACAACATTTGACCTTACTGGTTGGGACGAGTTCCCTGTAACATATTTAACTTGTTCTGACTTTGTTAGTAATGGCGGTCGGCTCACTCAATATTTAGAGAATCTTCAGCACGCTGATGTTTTCGAGCGACATAAACAACTGTTTATTGATGCAGATTTCATTATGTGTGATGGACCTAAAGACGGCAGCTTTGAACGTGAATTTATCAAAAAGCTATCAACACTTTCTTTCCCTAAGAAACGTCGTTTCCTGTTCTTAGACGATATTCGCTTTGAGTCTGAGATACCGCTGTGGCGATTGATCCAGAGCCCTAAGGTTGATCTCACCTCTTTTGGGCACTTTTCTGGTTCTGGGTTAGTTGATATCAGCGACGGTTTAGTTTTGTTTGATTGAGTACAAATGGATAAATTTTTAGAAGAGTTTCCGTGCACAGGTTGTTCCTTGTGCTGCAAGAACTTGAGTAGTATCCACGAGGACGCTCTTAAGTTCCCTAAGGGTTCGATTGTGCGAATTGCCGCAGAGACGTTTCCCTTTAAATGGGATTCAACCGGCGCCTGTGAAAAGTTAAAAGACGACAAGTGCTCTATTTACACTGGCCGACCTTTACTGTGCAACGTGAAGGCTTTATCGCTTCTATGGGCTAGAGAGCTCAAATGTGACCCACTCGATATCTACGCTTTAACAGCTACTAGCTGTAATAATCTTATTGATGAAGCAGGCTTGGATCCTGAGTTTAAAATTAATCCAGGTCAGTTTAAGTAGATGCCGTTTTATTCGTCTTACACCAACGGCAGTCGGTTGGTTAACAAGCTAAAGACCTTATTGGACAGCAAAAACTTGTCGTCGTTTGCGCTAAGTAAACAAGCTAACTTATCGCCTACAACGACAAGAAAGATTTATGGCGATCCTGCTTATATACCATCACCAGATGTCTTAGAGAAACTTTGCGTAACTCTAAGTTGTGTACCTGGCGATATATTAGATATCCGAGGTAATATAGAAGAATCAGCCGTGGTAGTGTCCGGTGTTTTCTAAAGCCGATTACGAATTAGCTGCTCGCATTCTCGGTTTGCCCGTACCGGAGACTCCGGCTGAACAGGCTGCAGCTACTCCTGTTACAGCCGAAGTTCTGCGTCGTTTTGGCCAAGGCCGAGCCCCTATGCCGGGGATGGAGCAAAACGGTTTTTACACTGGGGCCACGCATTCGCTTAATGGGTATCCCGATAACACGATGCCTATGCAGCACGCTCAACTGGCTTCTCGTTTACGGACTGAGCCAGAACGGCCCCATCAAGATGCTTACTTAATGGAGCTGATCCAGTCTTTAGAGCCCGATGAGTTTGAGCTCGTTATTGCACTGTTAGAACAACTGGCCGATCAAGAGGAGCAAGAATCAGATCGACTGTCTTCTCAGCGTCCGCTTGAATACGACATGCCGAACCTGGGTTCTAATTACAGTGTGTTGAACGCCCCCGCTTCGAACAGCATCGAACCTTCTCGCGCTTACCAGCCCTTAAGCTGATGGAATTAAACGCTCGCCAACGACAACTGCGAGAGCGTGATGTCCGTAAGTTGTCTCCAGATCTAGACGCAAATACTTTTATGCGTCTGTACCTAGAAAGTAACTTTCCGCAGACAGCGGCGTACCCCTCCGCTCTTCAAAACGAGCGTGGTGTAAGTGCTGATAATCAACAAGATCCTATAAAATTAAGTAAGAAACCCCTAAGTGGGACTAGCTATGACAATCCTGGGGGTTATTGATTAATGGCTTCTCCTGTTCCTGCAGCTGCTATAGGTAAGTTTGGGGGCTTGACTCCTGGAGGCTTACTTCAAGAGATCCTGGGCAACCTAGCCGTTGCCGGTGGTGGGGCTCTTCTTGGAGCAGCTACCGAATCGATGGTGCCTCAAGCTCCTCAAGGGAGCTCTGGCAGCAAGTACATGATCACCTTGCAGGATGTCAAGGAGATCCAAAAGTACGTAGACAACGAGAATTATCGCCGTAGTCTGCTCAACATGATGCCTGGCGGACAAGATCTGCCCATGCTGAACGCTGAAGAGATTATTGCTACTCGTGAAGCTGAGCTTCGCCGTTCAGCCGATGAAGCCGGTGCTCGTGAATATGCGATTGAGAGCTTGAGTGTTCCTCGCGCAGTTATCCCCGCGATGGCTAATCAAATCGCACCTAGTGCTCAAGCCACGTCTCAAGCGGCTCAGCAGTTTCTTCAAAGTTATCTGCAGCGTCCTAATATAGATCCATCATTAGCAGAAGTTGCGAGGGGCATGTAATGAATCCATTAGTCGGTGGTTTAGGCAAGATTGCTCTTGGTGGCCTCGCTACTGGTGGAGCGATGTATGGCCTAGAACGATTATTCGGCGGCGGCCAGGAGCAGCAAGCTAACGATCCTCTCCGGCAGCTGTCGGAGCAAGAGTATCAAAATACAATCGAGTTTCGGCGCCGAGCTCAAGAAGCTCAAATTGAAGCCGAAAAAGCACGGTGGGCACGCGAGGCCGCTGCTCGTACAGCCGGCGCTACTGAAGCTCAAACTGCTGCAATTCTTGAAGAACTTCGCGGAGACCGCGCTCTTCGCGAAAAGATCGCTCTTGCGAACTTAGATCCCCGCTTGTACGCGCAGCGTGCTGCGGTTGATCAAGCTAACTGGGAGCGTTCTCAAGAGCTGAACCGAATCGCGGGAATGGAGCAAACCCGCGAGTTAACTCGACGTCAGATCGAAAACAGCGTGATTTCCGCGTGGCAGGGCATCACTCAAGCTCAAATTAATGCTGATGCTCTTATCGCTCAGGGGATGATGAACCTTGCCTATTCGGCAGGTGTTCCTAATCCGAATGTTCTGCAGGCTGGCGCTAGCCTTGCAGCGCAAGGTGCCGCAGGTTTTAGCGCTCCCAAATCTCAGATTTAATCATGGCTCTCCCCGCTATTGGTGCTGCTATTGCTGGAGGAGTTGCCTCGGCTGGAACCGGAGCTCTGCTCGGCGGTCTTTTTGGCGGTGGGAGTAGTGGAGGAGGCCAGCAGCCTGGTGACGTCTACGCGCAATTCGCTGCGCAAATGGCAGCACAGAACAATCCTTTAACTGCTGCTTACCAAGGACTTAGTCTTCTTCAGGGTGCTCTAGCTGGCGCTATCGGACAAGAAGCGACTACAAAGGCATCATCTCAGTTAAGCATCTTGACTGAGGCCCTTCAACGTGCCCAGAAAGAAGCCACGCTTCAATCATCCGTTGCTGGATATGCCTCTGGTAAAGGGTTAGACACTCTATACAACTTAGGCCAAGCTCGACTCAACACGGAGCTACAGTCTCCGCAGTTATTGGCTCAAGCCGGATCAGCTGCGCTAACAGGTCAAAATCAACTAGCCAATCAGCTAGGTGCAACTAATCTTGGCGTTAAGCAATACCAAGAACAACTGCGTGGCGATGTAGCCAAGAATCAAGCTGATACTCTTAATCAGGTGTATCAGACTCGTGCACAGAATGAAGGTCTTCTGGCTCTCGGTGCACAACAGTTTGAAAACGCGGCTCAATTAGATCGCGTTCGGACTCTTGGTGATCTCGCTAAAACCAAGGCAGCTACTAAAGCACAGCTAGCCCTCAAACAATTTGGAGCTAACCAAGCTCTTGCAGGCACACGAGCTTTTGCGTGATTAAATCAACTATTGGCGACTCCACAACTGTTGGAGGCTGGATTAACTCTTTAGATAAATCTCAGCAAGATGCGTTCAAGCATTACGCAAAGAACGCTACGAGTGATATTGAGGCTTATCTGTATGCTCGGTTTTTAAAGCCAAGTTATACGGGGTCTATTGCTGACCTAACCGCGTGGGTCAGCGAGAAATACCCAAAGGAAGATTTACGCAAGATCTTGTTGATTGAGATCGATGCGATGAAAACTGATCTGCACAACGTAAGGCAAATGACCCTTACCGGAATGCTTGATCACGCCACAGCTGCGACGAAGATTGCAGTTCTTCAGAAAGAGATACGCTCCCACATTCAAGCTGTTCGTCAGCTGACGGACGGGTTGGATCGGCGCGGCCTGCTTCTAGCAGGTGCTGATCGGTGTATGCGGGAATTAATGAACAGCTTTGAAGACGTCCCTGCTGTTTACTCGTTGTTAGAAGACGCATCGATCGTTGTTTGGAGCACGATCGAAAAAGAAGAGAAAAGCTGAGTTTGCGAAGGTAGATCGCAACCTACCTTCTAACCCGTTCTGGCTTCGTGGGATATCGGGAGTATTGAGTAACTCCTTATCCAACGGGCTCCATTAACGCTAGCACGTTTAGTACAGGCGTTCTAAATATACCCATGAAGTAGTCATTCACACCCATGGACATCACTAGTTCTTCGTCATCAACAAAACAACCAAAAGGCAGTATGCAAGCCGGTTGATTTGAAATGTCGTTTCCGACTGGATCTGTCCACGTGACAAGATCATCGTTTGTCGAACCTATGAATAAAGGCTCATCAGTCATACGAGTGATCTTTGTTAAGTCTTTGTCTAAACAATATGCACCTAGTGCATAGACTAAATAGGGCCTGCGGTCTAGTTCATGACACATAAATTTCCAGTGGTAGAAAACAAGCCACTCGTCTTCTACAAGAACTGGAGCGGTTGAGTTAAAGGTCGGGTGGTCTGAGGTGACCTTTTTCAAGCAATCTGAGTTAATTGTCTTATCAGGCTGGTTTGGTGTCTTGATTACGATCGGTTTAGTCGAATAAAGCAATCGAAGATCAGGGCCGTCTGAAAAGAAGCACCAGTTTTTTTCTGCTCTTCCGTCAGCGTGGTTATTCCCTATAGGCGGGTAGAACTTATCAACTAAGCTTCCAAATTCATTCACAACCCCGGTACATACTTTGGGGCTCTTACACATTTTGTGCTTAGTCGCATCCCATTTAGTTGCGTATGTGCTTGTTACAAACTGACAAAGTAAATTATCGTCTGGAGAAATAAAGATTCTCGGGTCCTCATAACTTAGTTTATGGGGTGTGTTAATAAGTTTTCGAGGAGCAACAATAGTGTCGTCAGTAAGAAGTTGACCAATCCAGATATCTGTAGGTGTGTTGTTATAGTAAAAATATTTCATATCGTGCCTAAACACAAAATGTTCTGGCTGTGATCGCCACGCAATTAAAGTTGCCCCACGGTGCTTAATAACGCAAGGACTAAAGTTAGCAAAGCTATCTTTTGGCAGTCCTGAGTTTATGCGTGTAAACACACCTCCAATCTCGTGGGCCTGATCAAAAACTGAAGGGAAACCAGATTTACTCGGTGTGAATGCACGCTGAATGACTCGATTGTTGTACGTGCGATAGCGATGAAATTGTGTCACTTGCTCAGCTCCTCCATTGCTTTGTTAAAGGCTTCAGCGATTCGATCCCAGCGGTACGCAGGGTTTTGTGTGACTTTATAGCAGGACTCAGCGATGTCGTCGTAGAAACCTTTGTCCTCGTACAACTTAGTAAGCATGGCTGCCATATCCATCACGTCTACGATTCCTCGCTCGACTCCTAGATCCTTGTCATAAATCCAAGCAGCTATATCCGCTAAGAGAGCACTCTTCTTCCAGATGTCACTGAATGACGTGTGGTTTGGCAGTACAAGTGGTTTTTTGCAGGAAGCGTGTTCAAAAGACACAAGACCCCACCCTTCTCCATTTGCTGTATTAATTCCGACGTCACAGGCATTATAGATTTTATTTAGTAGATCATCAGGAGGTGCGTTTGTGTAATCAATATTCGTTGATGTCATTACGAGGCGCCCATCAGCTTGAAGTCCTTTCCGCTTCATCTCTGTGTCAAAAATTGCCCTGACGTCCCAACCGAGATCTTTTTCACTCATGTGTAGATACAGGAGCGTGTTCGGTTTATCGACGGCAAATTCTGCAAACGCCTTGATCGTTAGATCAATTTGCTTGCGAGGTTGGTTACGGTTGGCGTTAAGGACAATAAATTTATCTTCCGGCAGTCTCAACATTCGTCGAGCTTCGTTTTGATCCATTGGGAAAAACTTCCCTTGATCCAGACCGTGCGGCACTACGCCAAATAATTTTGGTTGAACCCCTTGAGACATCAAACGATGTGCTTGTTCAACAGAGAAGGTGATCGCAAAGTCCCAGTCCTTGATATATGACAACATAGAATTAACATAATATGCTGAGTCAACTGGAAAGTACGCTATGAACTTGAATTTAAGTGAGTCTTTGAGCAGGTGCACCCGCTCCCAAACTTGATTAACGATCCAGATGTCGTTAAGACAGATAATAAAGTCAGGTTTTTCTTCTTCAACCACCCGTGGCAGGCGACCGATACCAAAGCGATCGCCAGGGTTCTGTGTCCCAGCCGGGTAAACTTTATATGGTAGATCGTGCGGATCACCTGCGTAGTTAATGCCAAACACTACAATTTCATGTGTGTTAGCTAGGTGCTCTAAGATACTGTGTGTAACTCTAGCGAAACCAGTATTAGAAAGAATGTCGCCGTACCAGAGAATTTTTGCCATTTGGCAGTAGAATCTTGCTAACAGTATACAGACACTTTTTAGAAGAACATGCCGAGTAGAGAAACTTTTGCATATCGTCGTGCACTTAAGCTACGTGCAGCAAAGGCTATAGACGGAGAGAGTGCTGCGATTGATAATATCTTTTTAAGAGCTTCTGATGACTTCCATACGTTCTGTACGATTATGGATAAGGCGCCGGCCACCCACATGCTTGAGTGGCATAAGCACTTAATTACTGGTGAAAGCAACAGGTACTTACTGGATATCGCTGGTCCCAATTTAGATATCCTTGCGCCCAGGGGTAGCGCAAAGAGCACAGTACTTAATATGTTTACTGCTTGGATTATTGGAAGACATACAACAGCAGGTTTACCTCTTCAGATTATTTACTGTTCATATAACATCGCCACGGCCATACCAAAGAGTCGGATTATTAAGCAGATTATCGACTCATCTACATACCGGAAAATTTTTCCGAAAGTTCAGCTCCGCTCTGGTATGCAGTCGGATATTGGTTGGAGTATTGATTTTGATTATGCAGGCATTAGCCGTGTGGGTGACGAAGAATTTACGCTTCGTGCAGCAGGCCTTCGAGGCTCTATTACATCAAAACGTGCTCATCTTGTTATCGTAGATGACCCTATCAAGTCTAGTACTGATATTAAGAACCCTACTATTAGAGAAGAAATGAATAATAACTGGAGCTCTGTGATCGCCCCGATTATTTTTGAAGGTGGTCGAGCTATTTGCTTAGGCACCCGATTCCACCCACTAGATATCCATAAAACGATGTTTGTTCCCGATAAGGGGTGGAAACAAGTTCAGCAGGAGGCCCTTACTTACGATGACGACGGGGAGCCTGTGAGCTATTGGCCAGAACAATGGTCTGTTGATTACTTGCTAGGTCAGAAAGAACTTGACCCTGTTGCTTTTGCTTTCCAGTATCAGCAACAACCTGTAATGACATCGGATTTAGTCCTATCTCCAGATCTACTTGTTAAAGGGGATGTGGTTACAGAGTTCGACAGCCTCGCAGTAGGCATCGACTTATCGGCTAGTAAAAACGAGACTTCTGATTACACTGCGTTTGTACTCGGCGGTAGATTAAAGGATAAATACTATATTATTGACGCTCATCAGGTGCGCTCTATCGGTAACCTTGAGAAGATAGACCTTCTATGCAAAATGCTTGTTGAGTGGGGCATCTTGCAAGAAGATAATGATGGTAAATACTTTCCGACCTACTCCACTTGCTCACTAGTCGTCGAGTCCGTGGCTTACCAAGCATCCCTAGCCGCTGACCTTAGACGTGTGATGCTTAACGAATGGGGGCTGGGTAATCTTCATATTCACGAAGTCAAAGGCTTTCGAGGCGATAAGATCTCCAGATTTAGAGGCACTCTTGGGCTTTTGGAAAATAAAAAAGTCGTATTCAACCGCTATCGAAAGTTCGATATTTTATTCGATCAGCTGATCAACATAGGTGCTACTTCGCACGACGACTTACTAGACGCTTATACGCACTTAGTATGCTTCTTACAGCGTCGCGGAAACTTTGAGATGGAGTACTGATGCACGACTTCAATTTTCTAGTGTTTGTAGCGGCTCATGATCCGTTATCTAAGTTTGATGAGCTACTGAAAACCCTCCGTGGGTACGAAGAAATCCCTGGCGTAAAAGACATCTTTATTCATATAGATGCCGCACATGAAACAGATAAGGAGATATTAATTGAACTCTTAAAACCTAACGTTAGTTTTAATTCTTTAAGTGTTATCGTAGCTCCTGAGTCCTACGAAGGGTACGCTTTAACTTGGGCGCATAAAGGTCTTTTAAGGGAAGCTGTCTTAAACAAATATTATGACTTTTACGTGTATACAGAGAATGATATTTTGTTTGATAGTGAAAACTTTTTGTACTGGTACTTATACAAAGATAAGTTGAAGTCGTTAAATCTAGAGCCGGGTTTTTGTCGTTACGAAACTTATGGTTCTAAGCTTGTGCCTTTTGATAACCACAGGGTATGGCAGCTCAATAGTTTGACTAAGAATGTTTGGGGGGATCGTCCGTATAAAGTCGATTGCTATCTGACGCCTCTTGATGATTTTGTTGGTTTTGTATCTCTGGGAAATCCCTACATGGGCATGATGATCCTGGATCAAGAGATGGCAGAACAGTATGTAAATTCAACAAGTTTTGATCCTGTAAATAGTTTTAGTCTTACCCAGTTTCGTTGCTGGCCGTTGGCTGACAGGAGTTCTATGGGGCTAGCTTTTGAAAATTTACGAACCGATCAAGAGCACCGCCGGGTGGTGCCTGTTGTTCAGGTGGGAGGAGCGCTTCAAATAGCTCCCTGCGGCTTGGTAGAACACTGTGACACAAAGTACAGTAAAGAGTTAGAAGAAAAATTAGGGTCTGTTCTCGATATCTCACAGATGTTTGGTTATGCTTCTTACTGATACAGACAAAGTAAAAAGTCTGTCCGATCTAGGTCTAAAAGTTTTTCAAGTTATGTACGATCCGGTTAATCACCCAAACCACTACACGCAAGGTTCTATTGAAGTGATTGACTTTATGGAATCTTGCTTAACCCGAGAAGAGTTTTGCGGCGGGTGCAAAATGAACGTCCTGAAGTATGTCTCGCGTGAGAAATTTAAGAACGGTACAGAGGATCTAAAAAAAGCCCGGTGGTATTTAGACCGTTTAATCTCCTATTTGGAAGATGAGGTCAGAACGCGCTAAGATAAACCAAACAGTCTCTTTATATGGATATTCGAGCTTTTGGCTCCGTATATGGGCAGACGTCGATGCTGCCTTATGCGAGCGGTTTTGGGTGGGCGCCTGGCCTAGGTCGTAAAAATTTTCCTACGTGTCGCGCAATTTTCATTGAATCAAAGTCCAACAACAGTAAAGATTATTTAACCGTAGAGCTTTCCGATGCTCCTGGCCAGCAATCCACGGCTCTTAACCTAGAGGGAAATACGCTTATACCTATTGCTTGTACTGCGCTTATTAGCGGCTCTGTAAACGGCGTTTTTGTACTGTACTAATGGATCCTTACGCACAAGCTGCTTTTGGTTTTGCTAAAGCATACCAAATGAACATGCAAGCCGCTGATGAGCAGCGGCGAGCTAATCAGCCGTCCACTAATGCTTTTGCGCAAGGGGTGACCGACGAAGAAACAGACTATCGCTTCTCCCCAACACCACAAGCACCCGTGCCTCCTACGGAGGAGTACACAGGTGTTCAGTCTGAAGGCGGTACTGTTTTAGATCAGTCAAACGGCACGCTGCTCTCTCGCGCAAAGCAAAAAGCTTCTAGGTACCTCCAAGGAGCATAATTGAGTTAATATAGTGAGACCCTTAAAGTCTCACTGTGCTCTTAGACTGTTTTACTTACTTTAATGAGCGTGAGCTGCTTGAGCTTCGAATTCGGACTCTTGAAGATTACGTTGACGGATTTTTAATTACAGATGCAAATCGAACTCACGCCACAGGTGAGTTAAAGCCTTTCACGTGTTTAGAAACTATTCGTGAGCTTGGGCTGCCTGAAGAAAAAATTCAAGTTATGCACGTAGAGCTGCCCTCTATGGAGGAAGCTCCGGATCCTTGGATTCGTGAAAGGGGCCAGAGGGACGCACTAGGCGTGGGTCTTCACCTGATGGATGACGATGATATCTTTATCTGTTCTGATTGCGATGAAATTACAAACCCTAGTAAGTTACCTGACGTAATTGAAGCTGTACGTGAGCATAAGGATAAAGTAGTTCGTCTTTCGATGTCGATGCACTACGGGAGGGCTGATCGACAACTTGTATCGCCAGAAGGTGAGTTATTTGACTGGCGTTGCGGCGTAGTGAGCACAGTGGGACAACTTAAGGATTTTGGTACGTTGTCTTCTATGCGCTCTACACAAAATAATTTTTATGTAGGCAGTCGAGACGCAGGCTGGCATTTCTCGTGGATGGGCGATTCGGATAGACGTCTAACAAAACTGAAATCTATTGCCGAAGCTTACATTTGGGATCGGCCAGAGGTTCAAGAACTATGTAAAGAGTTCGAGCCTGATGAGGGTAATACAGACATGCTGGGGCGACCAGACCATTTAATTACCTCCTACCCTGTCGAGGATTTACCCGAGGAAGCGGTTAAACTGGAAAGAGTTAGAAAGTATTTGCTTCCGGATGGCTAAGAGTATGCCGGCTGAGCTGCTTAAGAAGTTTGCAGCTGATCGTGAAGCCACCAAAGCCCCCAGCGGTGAGGAAGTGAGTGGTTCTAGCGAAAAGATGGCACGAGCAAAGGCTAAAGCCAAGAAGGCCAAAGAAAGCCTGTCTAAAAATTAATTCTCTTACGAGAATTTTCACACCCGTGGGTATAGATGTCCAGCTCGATTGAAACTAGGAAAAGATTCACCGAGATCTTAGAGGCGTCTCGTACTCAAGATCGGAGCAACCAGTCATCGACTATGGTTGTTCTGAGTCATTTGCAGCAGATGACCCTTTTGATGATCAAAAAGGGTCTTGCTTTTTACTGTGATCAAGACACTTTTAAGAGCCGCACTAAGTTCTTAGAAGACATTATTGCTTTAAACAAATTAGACATTCGTTTCCCTGCGATTATTCGCAACTTTTTGATCGATGGTTGCGGGTTGTTTTATTTTCGACCAGATCCAAAACTTAAATATCAGATTTATTTCTTTAATAAAAATCAATATCGTGTCTATCACGACGTAAATGGTAACGTTGAAGAGGTTGTAATTGTCTATAGCTATAAAATCAAGAACGCTAATTTAGGTTTACCTAGTAATAGTTACGGGCAGAACAAACGCTACGTTCGGCTAACCATTACAGCTGATGAAATCAGCGAAGTTGAGACTGATACTGAGCTGAGTTTTGACTTAGAGCCTGGTGCTGTCCTAACTCCGACAAAAAAGAGGCAAAACACACTTGGTTTTATCCCGGCAGTTGAGGTTTTAAACAAACCGAACGCTAGCGGTACGGAAGGTGAGGGCGAATTTGACCCATTTATGGAGCAGATCGTTCTTCACGATCAGCTGACTCGTAATATTGCGAAAAATATTGAGTTTTTTGGCAACCCGACCTTAATTAGTTCGCGCCCACGAAGCGATCTGGTCGAAGCGAACGACGCTCAGGGCAATTTCCGGCCAACAATCAGCAGCCAATCTGGTTTTGCTGGTGTCGACAGTCCTTCGACTCGTGTCAGTGAGCCTTTTGGCGCTGGTATGGGTTCTGGTTTGCGCGTTCCGCGAATTATCGCCAACGTCGAGCCATCGGATCGCGTGGGTTACATGACCCCGGACCCCGTTAATGGGGATATGAACCGGTATACGCTTCTTCTTCGCGAAGAAATTCGTACCGCGTTAGGTGGAGTTGACGAAATATCAATTTCTGCTGGCGCCACCGCAACAGAAATCAAAGGTTTGATGGGTCGTGCTCAAGCTACGGCTTTACGGAAGAACAAGAGTTTCCTGACTTACGGTTTTAACCGTTTGCTGGAGATGATGATTTATCACCAAGAAGTTATTTTCCGTGAGTCGTTTATTGCTGCAGCAGGGCTTAAAGAACCCAAACCTCCGACTGAAGAAACGGAAGAAAGTCTGCAGAAATATCAGACTTCTTTAGCTAAGTTTGAGTCGAAAGTTACTCAGTCTATTCAACTTGCGCTACAGGAGAATAAAGTTCCTCCCGGAGTTATAGGGCTACCGGAAGATGGGGATCGTACTGTAACTTACAGGTATCAAGGTGATGTTTACGAAGACACTGCCTACGACATAAACCAAAAGTCTATTGTCGTCCGTAACTTACAAGAACTCGGTGTGGATAGCATCGAAGCTCTTAAGTTCCTGTTTCCTGAAAAGACTGATTCTGAAAGAGCCGAAATGCTGAAGGGCTTCCCCTTCCGTATGGTTCAACAAACACAATCAGCAATGCAACAATTTCTGGTATTATTAAGCCAGATGTTGCAGTCTCCGCATCCTCTTGCGCCTAATCAGCCTCTTGCAGCTGATCCTAGACTGAATATCACTCCGCTCCTTTACAGGACATTCGACCACCTCGCGGAAGAACTAACTTACTCGGGTAGCTATGAGCCAGCAGATCCAAGCTTCGACCCCGAGCCCGGTCTCCCCGGCGGCAGCCCCGGCGGTAATTTCGGACCAGGGCTCAACCGCCTACCCGCAATGGGTGGCGCAAACCTCTACCCCGGCGGTAGCTTCGGTTCCTACAGCCCAACCGCCGTCGCAGGTGGCACCGGCTTCGGTCCCTTCTACCAACAACCAGTACAACCAGTTAACGTCGCAGTCCTCCCCCAGCAATCCCTGGGAAGCAGCGATGGGTACCCTGGAACGGGTACTGTCCCAGGTCAATTCGCAATCCCTCAACCAGGTTCCGTCGTCTCCTTACCAGACAATTTCGGAACCGGCTACTCAACTGAGCAGTCAGAATTTACAGGCCCAACCCTGGGCTTACCAGGCACCCCAGGTAGCGCAGACCTTGCCTACCAGCGTCTCACCGACCCAAACTTCCTCGCCGATTTCTACGGCCCCGCAAACGAGCGTAAGCCCCGTAACCGCCGAGGTCGTTAATCATTTCGGTATTGAAGCTCCTGGCATTCTGAATCAGTACGCCTGCTCTCTTGAGGATCTCCTCATGGAGCAAGCTCAGCAGATGGATGCTCTTTCTGCTCGCCATGATGCGATGCAGACCATCCTGACTGATGCGAATCACCTGGCCGAATACACTGATCGTTATTTCACCGAAGTGGTCCCCGTGGATATTGACGGCGACACTCAGGTGTACCAGGGTCAGCAACAGGCTTACCAGCCTCGTTATGACATGCCTGCTCCTCCTGCTAATGCTGGCGGCTCCAACACTGGTGCTCAGCCTCAACAGCAGTGGGAGCAGTTCAGCGATGTCATGAACCGCAACCCTGAAAACGCTTGGCGTTATCTGAGTCAGATGGGTCCCGAAGCTATGCGCAGCAAGCTTCTGTTTATGGATCCTGCTTGATAGGTTAGGAAAGCAAGAGGATTAGCCCTCAATTTTGAGGGCTTTTTTCTTGCTATCGTTTATTTACTTGGAGAAACACTATGCGAACTCTTGGTGATCGTCCTTACAGGACTGCGCCCGAAGTCAAAACTGAAGAGCCGGTAGTAAACGAGCCCACGCCGGTTGAAGAAGCTACTGAATCGAATAACTTTGATGAGTCAGTGGTAATCAATTAATTTAATTTTCGTTTTTACCTATCCGCCTTTCAATTTCTTTTTCAGCTAATCGTTCTGCGGCTGCCAGGATACGAATACCAGCGTAACCAATAATAAATGAGGTCGCTATGGCCTCATTTTTTGTAAGTTTAAATCTTTCTTCGATCGCTGGACTTACAAATGTAGCCAGCATGAAGCCAACAACAGAGGCCTTGATTAAATAAGGTATAACTTTCCTTAGCCCCCGTGGGTGCGTAAGACTTTCAGTAATTGATCCTGAGAAACAGGCTATCGATGCTTCAGGATCTTCAAAAAACACTGTAAGTGCCTTCTCAAAATGGGGCTGCATTTTGCCTTACAGAGCTTCGTAACTATTTTAAACCAAGTAAAATTAAAGTATCTGGAGTGTCACTATGGTGTATACACCGCAAACTAATTGGAAATACGATAAAAACTTATATCACCCGATTCAGTCCGGCCCTCAGCGCACTGGAGACAATTTAAATCTAACAAATACGTATTTAACAATTTCTAGCGGGTATGTAACACCTTCTGGAATTAATCAAACTTGGTACGGTGTTTTAGATGAAGGTGCTGATTTTGGCTTAATCCCTGTTGGCCCTCCGAACTTAAGCGGCTACTTCACTACTGACTGGAAGGCAGTTCCGCCGGCTCCGTCTGGTTATTGGACAAACTATGAGAACGTACTGCCCCACAGCTCTGGTTTACTAGATACATATGTAGGTTTCAGAGCGCAAGGTTTGTACCGTGTCGCAAATGCGACAGTACAGACTGCTTATGGGCCTCGACCAGGGCTGCGTAACTTCGGTACGCATATTTGGTACGGAGAACAGATTCCTGATAATCAAAACTATGACCCGTTTAAAACACCTAGTTCTAACGACAGCAGTCTCGACGGCGGAGGAATAACCGGGGGTGGCGTAACCCACCCTGCAACTCGCTCACCTACTCTCACCAACCCAACAAACGACACTTCAGGATCACGTGCCGCGTGGGTTTACCATTATCCGATTTATTGCCAGTCGTTTACTGAAACTCGGTACACAGGTGTTCCTGGCCAGATGGGTATACCGGTGCGGAATAGTTATCGCGGCAAGTCACTTCGTTACGTCCCTAACTACGGTTCTGTATACGGTGTACTTGGAGAAGGTGTGCGTAACATGGTGCGTACGTTTAGTCCTGGGACAAAGATTTAAATGTGAGTCCAGGTGCGTCTTTGGAGGATGTTGTTAATCGATTGCCTAGAAGTATCGAGCTCCTGCGCAATTAGAGGAGCTCGATAGTACTTAGGGTGCGCCCCTTCCTGCAGAGCTCTTAGACAGAGTACTTGCTCTTCATTCAGCTTTGCTTTTGCGTTTTTCTCTCCTCGTAGGACCTCTGACGAGCTTTCTGAACGTGGTATCCAGGAAACATTTCCTGGCTCGTAATCACCCGTATCCCCTTTCCTCGACAGAGAGGTTCCTACAGGCGCCTCACCCATGTCGTTATAAAAGTTCTCAAAACACTCTAACCACTCATTACACACCTTTACCCCCTTGTTTCCATAGTATTTATAGTTAGCAGCGTTTTTGTTATAGCACCTTGTTTTCATGTCCATCCAGGCTTTATAGGTTTGTGTATTGGACAGACCGTGTTTTTTATTGAAGCGAGCCATAACCACTAAGACTGCGACAACACTCTAGCCCACAGGAGTCCTTAAGGTTTATATTTGAGAAGTACTTTCTCCTCGGAACTTATCGATGTTTATCGATAGCTGAATGCTCAGATTGTCGCCTAGTTAAGCAATTAACTAGTGAAAATCGGGTGAATTCAGGGAAGCCCTAACGTAGAGACGAGGGTAATCCTGAGCGAAGCCAAAGGTACACCTTTGGAACGTGCAGAGACTACCGGAGAGGTTTAGCCCTCTTAATAACCGGCTAGAGCGCCCGACACCCCACGTGGGTGAAGAGATAGTCCAGACCTCGGGGAAACCTGAGACAATCTGAATGACTTTCCGAAGATTTTAGGTGCGGAGCTGTACCGTCCTCATCCGGCGTATATCGTCGAGATGGCGGCTGAGCCCGTGGTTGTTCACGACTTCTCGAAACAACCCGGCCAGACTGTGCAGCTGGACCGTTACCGCTTCTTCGGTAATCCTGGCTCTAAGGAATCCCGCGAGCGTACTGCTGAGCAGACCATTGGTACTGCCAACAGCCGCAATATCGTGAAGGATAAGGTGCTGGTGACTCTTCGCGAGTACACCGGTCCTGCTGACCCGAGTGATCCCACTCAGCCCAGCACCTTCAAGATTGCGCGTGAGACCCTGATTACCGCCCAGCGTCTGCTGCTGGACACCGGTAACCTCACCACCTTCCACCAATCCATCGGCAGCCTGACTCTGCTCGACGACTATCGTCGTTGGCGCGACCGGGTGTTCATCAACGAACTTCTGAAGGCTGTTTCCAAGGGTCAGGCTTCTGACACCCAAGGCGGTTACTACTTCCCTGGTGATCTCGCCACCGGTGCTCTGACCTACACCAACGCCGAGCAAGCTAAGTTCGACGTTAAGGATGACCTGCTGCGCGTGGTGAAGAGCCTGCGTAAGCGGAACACTCCTACCTTCCAAGATGGTTTCTATCGCTGCGTTTGCGATCCGACCTTCCTGATGCACCTGCGTCAGAACAGCGACTTCCGTGAAGTTGCTCGTTATCCTGGCAACGGGCAGATCAACCCCCTCATGTCCGGTATGCAGCCCAACGCTGCACTGTACATGGGTCAAGGCTTCGGTCAGGCTACCTTCGTGGCCGGCGAGCCGATCATGCCCACCGGCTTCGTGTTTGAAGGCGTGCGCTTCTTCGAAAGCACCAACATGCCTACTCAAACTCAGAGCGCGACCATCGCCTCCAGCACCGCTAACTACAACGCTGCTGTCGGTATCTTCTTCGGTCCTCAGGCCGTTGGTGTTGGCATCGGTGGCAACAATGCCCAGGTGCTCCTCAACAACAACGACGATTTCAGCCGCTTTATCATGATGATTTGGAGCCTGTACGCAGGTTTCGAACTCCTGAACGCTGACTTCGTCACCGTTGGTTACTCTTTCGACGCTTGAGGAGGTAACTAACAATGACGATCAACCCTAACCAGATCTCAGTTTCCAAGATTTATCCTGGAAACTACACGAATGTTCTTCGTTACTGGCACGAAGAAAAAACCATGCAGTTTGAGAACGCCAATGGCGTTCCTACGAACTACACCAACCAACCCGTCGGCGGCCCTGTCGGCGTGGTGTTCCGTCCCGGTTGGATTGCTCAGCAAGCCATCGGTTACGTTGACCTGAGCTATCAGGCACTGGGTACCAACAACCAGCTGGATTATTACACCCAGCCTTATGGTTCTGGTCAGAACGCTGCTAACCAGCCGTTCCTGAATGCCAGCGTGATCATCCCCTCCCCCGACTACCATAAGGATGTTCGGGCGGATATCACCAACGGTATCACTGCTCCCTCTGGTGCATTTGTGTACCGCACTTCGCTCCGTGTGGACGGCGGTGATGTGGTCAGCTCCGGCGTTGCAGGTGGTTCTGCGACCCCTCAGCTGACCCTGATCCCTGCGGTCGGCCAAGGTCTCCGCAACACCACCACCGTGGTGTCTGGTCAGTTCGGTACCTCGATCACCGGCTCCAACAGCCGTATTGCTAACGGTAGCGTTGCTTCTACCAACATCATCAACAGCAGCAGCCTGTCTGCTCTGACTGCTGATACTCAGTGGAAGCTGTTTACCACTACCAATCTCGGCGGTGCTGCCGCTTCTGGTCTGGCTCAAGGCTCGGGTATCTATGATCCTCGTGCTGGTGCTGGCAAACTGTCTGGCAAAAACAAAGCACTCGCTATTTGCGAAGTTTGCTGGATCGTTCCTGATGCTCCTCCGGAGCGTGCAGACCTGGCTCTGCAGCCCGGCGGTATCGTGGAGTCCACCGCTTACACCTCCACCTCTCCTTCCTGATAAACTCAGAAGGCGAGCAAAGGGACACTACCCCTCCTCCGGGAGGGGTTTTTTATTGGTTTCCTGTTCTTAATTAATTTTTTACGGTATTTAACACATTTCGCTGTCAGATTTAATGAGACGTACCGCGTTTATCCAGTTTTATGGAAGATCGGGAACTCTCTGACCTTAAATTAGATCGTAAAGAGTGCCCTCGATGTGGCGCCACGTGGCTAGATGGGGTACATCACTGGAGAACTGGCTATAGAGGTAACGAATTAGACCTTGCGGGTTTAGTTTGCAATCGTGTGTCAGATCCTCAGTGTATTAATCCGAAAAAAGGGTGCACAGGAGGGGACACTTGGGAGAGTAGAGCTGACTTTTTAAAGAATTTTGAGCGCGACCTTAAGCGTATGCACGAAGATTGAGGTATTTTGGTTTAAACTACTGCTCACATACTGACTTTTTCAGATGTCCGCCAAAGTTTATAAGCCCAGTGGCGTCAAAATCGACGTAATTTCGACTCACGATGATGGTGAGTACTTTATGGTGCGGTCTAACACTACAGGTAAGGTGTTTTTTGCCCATAAGGATCAGGTCGATGAGTACACGGAAGATACAAACCCCGCACCGACAACAAATTCGTTGCAAACCCGCCGTGGTCGACGACCTTTGAAGAAAGAAGAGGGCGAAGTGACTGTTGTGAAGCCGTTGCCCCCAACTGACAACCGTATCAACTTAAATAACCTGACCCCCGAGGGTTTGACCCAGTGTTTGCCTGGTGTCGGCCTCAAAACTGCCAAGGAAATCGTTGAGCTGCGACAGTCTCTCCCTGGTGAGCGCTTTACAAAGCTTGAGCAGCTTGAATCGATTAAACGTGTTGAGTGGAAAGAAGTTTTTGCAACTGGTGTGGTGTACGTAGAATAGAAAGATGTAAGGGACTGAAGCTGTGTCTCAGCTTTCTTTAAACGAGCTCGAACAAATACAATCATATCTTGCACAACAAGGGGTAACGTTTAACGCAACCAGCACGGATGCGAGTAAGAGAGAAACAATATATGCCGCAGTTAATCAGTTAACACGTAATCCGGCACAGGTCTTCGGTTACGCTCTTGATGACTTTAACTTCAGTCGCGTCGCTTATCACCTTGGCTACAACATCGCTACAGTGCCTGCTGGTGACTATGCAAGGTTGCTAGAGGCTTGCAATAGTATCCCAAGTGAGTTTTATTTCGATAAAATTGTTCAGCAGGTTGAGCGCTGCGAAGAAGCTGAGCGCTTGACTGAGCTTGCAACTGGTCGGGCCACGAGTCGCCAGGAAACTATTCTTGGTGACGTCTCTCGTTCTATTTCAATTCAGGACAAGCGCGAAACAGCTCGAATTTGGCGGGAGAATTATTTGTTTGAGTGTGAACGCTTAGCGGGAATGCTCTACGTACCTAACTACAAGGATCCGGTGGCCTCCCGTTATCGCTTTGAGCGAAGCGGCGGGGAGTTTATACAAGCTATTCCCGGACCGCCGGATGTCTCTAGGTCAGATCGTCTCTACTTTTACGCTAATTGGAGATAGACTGTCTCTATTAGTCTCGCGTTAGTTAGAGATGCAATCCGGCGCACGTCTCGGCTTCGGTGCCCTTAGGCAGTTAGTTCAAGCCGTGGGCGGCGGCGGTCGAGCACGACAGGCTCTTAATACGCTTAAGCAAATTATGCCGGCCGGCCAGATGGCTTCTCCGGCAATTAATCAAGCCACTCGTAGGGCTGCAGTAAATCTGGGTCTGGCTGACGAATTGACTGCTTTCCCCTCTGCTGTTTCGGCGCGAGGTGGCAATTTAGGTGTGATCGGTACTCGTAACGTACCCACGGCAAGGGAATTGGGTCAAGCGCCTGTGCCTCAGTGGGGAGCCGGCTCCCGTACCCCTTCTGCTCCTGCAGGTTCTCGCCCTGTAAATCAACTCCAGCCTCAACCTTATCAAGGTCCTCGTACTCGAGGCGGCGATATTGTTCCTACGAGTTCTCCTGCTGGGGCAACCACCCCTACTCGCACTCAGTTTACTGAAGACTTAATTAGTACTCCTGTCTCGCAAGGCCCCGCACGAGCACCCATGCAGGGTCCTTCGATGACGGGTACTCCTGTACAAGGTCAGCTGGATCTGCGTTTTGGCCCCGGCTCTCAAGCTGCTACCCAGTTCACAACTGGTAGGGGTGCTGTACGTCCTGCAGGTACGAATATCGCAGGTCAACCCTACCGTGGCGGCCCTGTGGCTACCGAACGAAATCTTGAAACATTAGCTATCAACCGAGCAGCCTCTGAGCCTTTGGAGCAAGTAACTGCACGAGCACCTCAAGGCCAAGGTTCTTTCTTCCTTGACAATGCACCTGATGTTTGGACCGGTGGTTATCGTATGCGGCCGGAACTGACTCAACAACTTCCTGCAGAAGTACAGCGCCGGATAGGCACCATGATGATGCGTGAGACAGTTGATGCAGGTCCGGTTGCACCTCGTGCTGCTTTCGGCACTGGGGCTGGTCCCGCACCTGCCGATGCACTCACCGACATGGCTTTTAAACGGGGAGCTGCTGCAGGCAACGAACTCGTGGATCTCGGAGCTCTCTTAAGCAATCCTAAGATTCGGGCCATGATTGGCCTCGGTGGAGCTGGCGCGTTTGCGGCAGGTATGGCCGGCATGATGGGCGACCGTGATCGCACTGGCGAAACAACTGCCGGATCGCCTCCGAATGTTCCCGGAACTACGCCCCCTGCTCTCTTCTTAGAGAACGACGGTACGCCTCTCGGAACTTCGCCTGGTGTAGCCCCCAGCGTGGTTGCTCCCGCTACTACAAATATTGATCCTGTTGTTTCAGCGCCTGTTGTGACTACAGGTGGTGTTCAAGCAGGCAGTGCAGTTCGCGAGGCTCTTGCTCAGTCCTCTCCGGCCGCTGCAGCTGTTCTTCGAGCTGTTGAACCAATGAGCCCTGAAAAATATCGGAGCATCGAAGAGTACACGGCTGCTCGTCAAGCCTTCGCGCAGGCCGAGCCTGAGATTCGCGAGCTGATGCGTTACATGGAAACTCAGAGCCCTACCGCTGGCGGCGGTTTAGCAATGTGGGCTTACTCAAATCAAGATCTTGCTCGTAACTATCAAGCTCAGCAGCAAGCTCTTAAAAATCCTGCGATGAGTCAGCAAGGAGCAGAGTCTGTAACCACGCAGATTCTTGATGCCCCTATCGGATCTGAAAATAGTGCTACGGCTCCTTACAACGCCGCTATCACAGCCGAAGCTGTAACCGGTGGCGGACAAGCTGCGCAAGCACTTAAGCAGGTGACAACCCCTCAACCTAAACCTTATCTGCAGCGAACTCAAGACTTCATTCAACGGCAAGCGCCTAGGGCTGCTATGTACGCAGGTTATTGATATAAAATAACTGGAGGGATTTAGGTCAACCGAGTAGTGTATGGCTGAGCTTTACATGTCACCGCGCAGCTACACCTACTCGGGTGGCGATTTAATTCCTTATCGTTCCCGTTCAGATTTTGAATCTGCGCCAGGTGTTGCGTTAGGGACAGAGCCTGGTGCTGGGGCTCCTGTCGCTGAGACATCCGCAGGTTACGGAGCTCCCCGTCAAGGCGGCGGATTCTTGGAAGGTTTAGACCGGGTCGCAGGCGCTCTTCTTCCTTTTGCTAATGCGGCCTTAGCGTTTAAGCGTGGTTATGACACCGGCTTGCCTTTACCCGGCAGCTACGGCGGAAACAACCGGATGGCTGGACAGGAACTTATGTTTACTGTCCTTCAGGATATGCGCGAACGAAATGAGCGTGCGGCAGAGCAAGCCCGCTCTGATCGAGAAGCTGCACGTGAGCGCGATCTCCGCAATCAAATTCTGCTGAAAGCTTACGAGAAGAAAGAAGTAACTCTCGATCAGCTTCTGCGAGGT